GTTCCGTTTTTATATATTCTGTGAGTGTTTCCTTGTCTTTCATAAGACAACATAGTCCAAACACCAGCAGATACTGTAACTGAAGTAGTAATAATTGTTGATGGGTTTACAGTCCAATAAACTTGGTTACCTAATAGATATGATTGTTCTGTTGTGCTTGTTCCTGATTGCCAGATACCTTTGTAACCTGTAACATTGTCAGGTCTAATCCAAACATCAATTGTAAAGTCTGTTGAGCTTAGATCTAAATTCGTTGTGCTGTCTACATAATCATCAGTTCCGTCTAATTCTAAAGAGGATACCCCAAACTTAGCTTGATCAGTAGAAAGTGCAGCATTTCCTTCTGCTGAGAATTTAGGTCCTGAAAAATTGGTAAGTTCTACATTTGCTGTACCAATAAGACTTACATCTCCAACAGAAGTATTCATTGTATGTTCAGTGACAACTACTGAAACATTACCATCAGCCGTGATTGAGAAAGTTCCTAGTGTTGATTGAAGTAAGAAGCTTGGAAGTTGTCCCGCTCCAGTTGTTGCTTCAATTTGAACGCTTGGTATATTAAAGGTGTTAGGACTTAGTGTTGCAAAAGGAGCTTCTCCAAAAGCAGTTAATGTATCTTGAGTAGAAGTTTTATTTGTAATAGATAACTGAGAACCTGTAACAGGAACACCTATATTAATTGTTTCCTCTCCAGGAGTTGTTGAAAGTTGTAAACCAGTAACACTAACAAGTACAGAAGAACCAGGAGTTACACTTTCAATACTAAAATTTGCTTGAGAACCTGTAACATCTACATTACCTGTTCCAACAATATCAGAGTTTCCTACTTGAAATGATAAACTTACACCTGAAGGATATGCAATTACATCTGAAGCTTCTGCTCCAAAAGGGGCTTCTGAATATGCGGTAATCCCTAGTGCCATAATCTAGGATCCTCCCTTATCCAAAAATCATTGATAGTACAGTTGCTGTGCCTCTATTTGTAAAGTTACTATCGTTATTAAATCCTGAATTATTAATATTTGCTTTTGTTAATTTTTTCTCAGCTCCACCAGAATCTACTACAACAAAGAAGTCTCCATCTCCATCTGAAGTAGAAGTTGTTAATAAATCTAAATCTATTCTAGCAATTGGAACTGTACCACTAGCTAAATCCGAAGCATCTAAGTTTGTTAAGTTTGCACCGCTTATAGCTGGAAGTGTTACTGGAAATCTAGCGTCAGGCACTGTACCTGAAGATAAATTTGAAGCATTTAAAGAAGATCCATCAATGAATCCACTATCATTATTAAAACCTGAAATCGCTATATTACCTTTAGTAAGTTTTTTCTGTGCGTTTGCGTCATCTACTACAACGAAAAAATCTCCATCAGCGTCTGATGTAGATGTAGTTAATTCTGAAAGATCAACATCTATTTGATCTGCTTGAACATCTATTAAGTTTCCAGCTCCAACGTTTAATGTGACATCTCCAGAAGATCCACCACCTGTTAAACCGTCTCCAGCTGTAACTGCTGTAATATCTGCAGTGATAGTTTTGTATGTTTGGTCTCCTGCTAAAAAAGTTGTAGATGAGGCTGTTCCTGTTCCAAGTCTTGCAGTTGGAACTAAACCTGTTGCTATGTTTGTTGCTTCTAAATCTGTTAATGCACTTCCATTTAATGCAGGAAGCGTTGCAGGAAACCTTGCGTCAGGTACTGTACCTGAAGCTAAATCGTCTGCATCTAAGTTTGTTAAGTTTGCTCCGCTAACTGCTGGAAGTGTTGCTGGAAATCTTGCATCTGGAACAGTTCCAGAAGTTAATTGTGTTGCATTAAGAGCTGTTAAATTAGAACCATCTGCTGCTGGTAATGTAGCAGGAAACCTTGCATCGGGCACTGTGCCTGAAGCTAAATTATCTGCATTTAAATTTGTTAAGTTAGATCCATTGTTTGCAACAATGTTTCCACTTGAATCTAGAATAACGGCTTTGGAAGCAGGTAAAGTACAGAAAACATTTTTTGTTCCTGCACTAAAGTTTACTGCAGAGTCACTGTTAGATGAAGAGATAATTGTATCTCTTGATAAAGTGTCTGTAGCTGCATCGGTTACAGTTCCAAGACCAACTTCGAACTCACCGTTTTCATTTACGATTGAGTAATAAGTTGTGTTAGTATCTCCAATACCTGTTACAAAACTTTCAAAACCAGATACAGATCCTGTAAGATCAAAAGTACCTGTACCAGTAGTAGTCGATGTTTGTTTTACTCTGTCATTTACTACCAAAGCCATTTTAACTCCTTTTTAATTACGATATTCTTAAAATTGCAGCAGAAGTTGTGAATGCAGGGAACTGGATTGTAAATGTTCCAGATGTTGCAGTCTTGTCTCCACCGAAATCTAACACACAAACTGCTTCAGTAGTACCAGTACCACCGTCAGTAGTTGTGTTGTAAATCAAAGCACCTCTAGCTGTTAGAGTAACCCCAGTAAAAGATAAATCAGCAAAACTAGTAATAGACACTGCTGATGATACTTTAACACCTTGGTTAACTAAAGCTTTACCACCGGCAGTATAACCTGCTGGTGAAGATACTTCAGATGTTGTAGCATAGTTAGTAGTTGATGCACCGATAGCAGCTGAAGAGTCATACATTGCTAATTTAAATGTATCTCCACCTGAACTATCAAAGTCGTGCTCACCACCCATCAATTGTTTTTTGAATGAATTGCAAATTGCATTAGTTGTAATAGCCATAATTATTCTCCTTTATTAATTTTATGGTGATGGTGAATCTACTTTAATTCTAGGGACACCATCATCGTATTCTGCACGTCTTCTTCTTCCCATTTGTTGAAGAGCAAAATTCTGTACTTCTTCATTATACTTGTTTTTATATAAGTTGTACATATCTTGTGGTCCTTTTAAGTAAGAAAAAGCTTCTACTAAAACACCATGTAATAACATTGACTCTTGGTATGTAGAAAGAAATGTACTGTTTGTTGAAGTAAATTTTGGAGGATCGATTATAAAATTAATCTGTACTGTATATGCAGAATCTGGTGTAGGAGCCACTAAAATATTAAAATCATCCCAATTTGCCCAATATCTAGGAAGTCCTGTAGCAGCATTATTATTATATTCAGATATAAAACTTGTATCTCTTTTTTCTAAAAAAGTTCTATCACTACCATTAATAACTTGTACTGATCTCATAACCATACAATCAGCCGGTAAGCTCACATATCTATTTCCAGAAGTAAATGTAGATGTAGAATATTTTCTAAGATCATCATAATCCACTTTACCTGCAACATCGATTTCGACTGATCTTATAAAGTCTTGAATTATTGCATCGGTTAAAACATTACTATCTACTTCAGTGTAGTTTCTAATTTGTGTTAAAAAATCTGAATATGCTATAGACATTATGTAATACTCACTGTTACTGATTTAATTTGAATAGATAACTGTCTTCTTCTATTTTGTAATGATGGATCTGCAGGAATCATTTCTGATGTTCCTTGATTTGAAAAAGCAAAGTCACCTGGTAAAGCTAAATTAGCAACACCCACTGATGCTCCACCAGAATCTGCAAATAAACCTGCTATTAAAGTAGGTTGTTGAAATTTTTGAGATCTTGTATTTCGTAAAGCAACCGCATCAGCTTTATGATAAGGTGGATCTAATTGTGGATGTTTTGGTTCATACTCTGAAATATGAACTAAAGAACCATTCCACTCTTTAACCATTTCTTTATATGGGAAAGCTTGGCCTGATCTATCCGATATAGCTTGTGATCTTTTACCAGATGCGTAACCCATTATACTCCATCTCCAAAATAAGTTTGAGGTGAAATGTAAACTGAACTTCTTGAGCCATCTTCATTTAATGCTCTTAATAATTCATCCTCATATAATTGTTTTAAAATTTGTATTCTATCTGGTGCTTTCTTTTGTGATAAATAATAAGCAAGTCCTGCACACATACACGGTAAGAATCTATAAGCAACATCAGCAGTATTGGTATAAGCTCCTGCGTCCTCGATTCTATTAATCGTATAATATTTTAAATAAGTATAAGTTGATGCATCTGGTGCTAAGTATAAACTAATTTGTGGAGTTGTTTGTCTATTCACATAATATTGTGAGGGTTGTCCAGTTGCATATTTATTAGGTAAAGCCGAGTAAGCAGATCTATCTATTTTAGTTAATGCAATATCATTAGTGCTTGAAGAGTTACCTGCGGTAGAGCTTGATGAAATGTAAGCTTCTAATACATCATTAACATCTGTTGGAGTATTATAAGTTGCAGTTCCTGCAGTTAATAATTGTTCATTGAGTTGAACTTTCCAAAGGTGAATACCTCTGTTTCCCCATTCAGCAAATAAAAGATTTAAACTTCTTCTGGCACTTCTTAGATCATAACCACTATTAGTCTTGATTCCACATCGTTCATATGCTTCCTCAATAATATCATCGATCTGAAGATCGAATGTTGTAGTTCCTGATGTTGCCATAGTTCATTACATTAAATCTTTATAGTAATCCATAGATTTACCAGGGATTAAATCTTCATCTTGTAGACCCATACCAGAAGTTCTAGCTGCGCCATAACCTTGTTTCATTTCACCACCCATAGATTTTTTAGCAGTGTCACCTAAATAATCCATAGCAGGACTAACAGCAGATGCTTCTTTTTTCTTCTGCATTAATTTTTTTGCAACTTTTGCTCCTACTGCGCCTAATGCTAAAGCACCTAAAGATGCTTTCATTGGTTTTTTCATCATCTTAAAATCTTCACCAGATATTTTACCATCTTTATTTTTATCTAATTCTTTTTGTTTACCTTTTAATGCCATAATTTTCTCCTAAAATATTATACGTCTATCATACCACCGTAATACTTCTTGGTAAAGGTGCTGACGTTATTTGGTTTACCACCAGGATTACCGGCTGCTCTTTTCCTCGCAACAGCAGAACGCTTTTCTGATTCGGTCATTCGGCTTGCTTTTGCAGCAGGCA